AGCAAGCTCCGCTTCTTTGCGAAGTTGCTGGGGCATTTTGCAATCACGCACCCAGCGCAGCAAACTAGTAGCAATACTACTGACCGCAGAGTCGTTTAGCTCGTTTGGATTAGCCCTAATGTCAGCCTTCTCAAAAGCCGCGCACAGAAGGGTGGTAAGTTCATTACAAGTAGCGTCAATAAGACGATTCCGAACGTCAGAAGCACCCTCAAAAGGCCAAGCAGGACTACCTTCAGGTCGATTTTCGCTGTGTTTTTTACCATCGCTTGTCTGACCACTCCATCTTGCAAAACGAATATCGTCAAATCTGGTTACCAAGTTTCCCTGAGAGGAATTTACCATTGCGCGATTGTATTCGCTCATCAGGTCTCCGACATGCGGCACCGTAGACGCAATTGCTAAAGGGTCTGTCTTAGAGATTGCCATAGTCTTTACTTAATAACTGCCACATTTTGCCATAGATTGCCACTGCTTTTTCCATCTATCGCTATTCGTGTGTTTTGGTTGCATCACTGCCAAGTACCCTAAAGCGTCAATGGGGTCTTTACTAGCACCTTTTTGCCCATCTGCTCCAGTCCACTCCCTCAGGGAGTAAATCAGATTCTGGCATTCAGCGTGGACCATGAGTCTGGGATGGTTTGTCTCAATGTCCAACGGCTTCTCTCTGTCGTAGCACAGAAGGTCGTTTAGAATCAAAACTCGCTCGTCCACAGTAACGGACACACTAGGCAAAAAATGCAGCGGGTCTGTAGCTTCTGCGAGCAAATCCAACAGGGTAACGCCACCTTCTTTGCTGGTGGTTTCGGTGCCAGCACTTCTGGGATCGATGTATCTCTCGGCAATTTCTTCCCTTTTGTCGCCAGCAGTCTCAAGGCTCCAGATCAACTCTGTGTACTCGTTGACTCCTCGTCCCGCCCCTTGTCGTTGTGCTGGTCCAGCTTTGCCATCTGCCTTGTCGCTGGGCAACGCCCACTCCCCGTAACTGGCGTCTGGGAATTCTCGGTACACCCAGATCGTGCCGTACTCGTCCACCCTTGCCCAGAGCATGAACCAGTTTCGCGCCCCTGCCGGATCAACCACCATGTAGTTAGTACCATCTGATACCATGTCTGTGACCCGCTCGTCGAAGATGTTCACCTCTCCAAACATCGGGAACTGACTGCCAGCAGTCTGCTCAGCCCAGCCATACGCACGAATCTTGATGTCGTGGCTGCTTCTTGTCTTAAGCGTCTGTTTCATACGCTCCCAATTGTTGTATGGGTTCAGCTTTGAATGGAACCAGATGCACCCGTGCTTCCCGTACACACTTTCTGCCGTGTAGGGCATGTGTCCTTTGGGCACCCCTAAGACATTGTTGTTGGGAAGAAGCTCAGACTCCTTCCATGTGTTGATCTTGCTGGTGGAGATGAACTCCTTCACCACCTGCGTGTACCCAAGGATCGGCGTGAAAGTCACGATGAGCTTTCCGTTCCTTGTCACCAAGCGATACCGCAATGTCTCAAGCCAGTCAGCAGGGACCAGTTCATCGCACCAGACAAAATCTACCTCACCACCTTCCACCACCTTAATGTCCTGACTGTAGTTCAAGAACCAAATCTGATTCTTGTTGTAGACAGCAGTGTTGTCTGAAAAGCCGTTCTTCTGCGTCCATGCCACCTGAATCTGATGGCTACGCTTTGCCTCCTTCAATTCTTTCGGAAGATATTTATGGAAGACATTTTGCTGCATTGAAACGCTAGTCATGTGTGTCGTATGCAAACACCAGATGTTTAGCCCACGTTTCTTTGCCTTCTCCTTCAGCCAGTCCGGCATGTTGCCATTGACATCCTGTCCGACAAAAGCCTGAGCAATCCGTTTGGCGGCGTACTCCGTCTTGCTTGCCCTGTTTCCCCCAAGGATCAAAATCTCGTTGTGCCGATTCAAGATGTGGTCAGCGTCAGGCCAAGCTGGCAGCTCCGTGCCGTACCTGTAGGGATCGTCCTGCTCAGCCCGAATCCGCTGCTCCCTGTGCAGGAACATCCGCATCGTCTCCTGCACACCCACCCTCTCAATCATCTTCAACCGTTGCTCCTCGGTAGGAGACGGAATAATAGGGTGATCCTGTAGCGGGAACTTCAGAATCCTAGCAACCAGTCGAGCCTCCTCGGAAGGGTACAATTTTTTTTCTTCTGGCAGCGTTGACATGATTTTTGATTTCGGTAAATTAGGGGCGCAGGTCAGCGCATGCCCTGCCGTGTAGGCACTGAGATATCACCTGAAAGACGGACTCACTGCTGAAGACATAGTTCCAGCCATACCTCTAGGGCTGGATTAAAGATTGCAGGTGTTCAAGAACTTGCAAGTACTACGCAGTTGTCCACGATAGAGACTAAGACTTGGCTGAACGGGTAGCTATGGGTCGATGCTGCGGTGCGAAACGACGACGACACTTTATACGGAGTAAGTTGCTGTAAGCGAGTACACTCCCAAGCGTAGGCAGCAATGCCGAGTCTTGGGGGTACTCTGCTCACTCGGAACTCTTCTTTGCCGGATTAAGAAGCCTGCTACTTCTTCTTAGCAGTTCTTGCTGAGGCTTTAAAAGCTGAAGCAGTAGGAGCACCCTTACTGCCTGCCTTCCTCATCTTCTCTCCACTGCCAGCAGCAATACGCTTACGCTTGGCATGGATGTTTGCATAGAGACCCTTTTTCATTAGCACTTCCACCTCCTTAGACTTGCTTTTGCTCGTTCTGCGGGACCCTTGGCATTGCGAACCACCCCAGCCATACGGGCACAGAAAGACTTCTTCCTTCCTGCATCTGCTTTGGTTTTCGGGTTAGGTGCTGGTGCCTTCAGGTTGCTGCCAGTCTCCCTGTTGTATTTCGCACGACCCTTTGCTGTGAGTCCTGCCCCTTTCGATACGGGCAATTTCTCGCCCCTCTTCACTGATAGGTTTACTTGTTTCTTTGCCATATCAAATTCTTACGAGAGTTTTCCTGCGACCAGTAAACTTCACCACAAGCTCGCCATTCAAGACGTTGATAAGCTGTCCAACCCGTAGAGTCGTTCCCTTCAGCCCCACAAACACCTTGCCCTTGTCTGTCTCAACCCAACGCTGGTTAGGGTACAGCCGCTTGATCTTGCACTCCTGTATCTCACCAGCTACTGGCGCACTAGCCTGAGGCTGCTCTTCAACAACCGAGGATTCCTCGTTGGTTGCCCCAAGGATGTCTGATCGAAACACCCGCTTGTACGATTTGAAGCACTTGCGCTGCACATAGTCTTCACCCTCTTTGTAGCTGTCTACGGAGTAGGCTTCCCCGTCACGCTCACGAACATCTGCCTCTGCTACTGTAAATTTTTTTGACATAGATGTGTTCAATTACTTTACACATTCCTACGGCAGATTTTGCAGGTAGGCAAGTCTTGTCATGCAAAAATTTTTCAGGTGGCTGGAAGCATTGCAATTTCAATCCAGAAAGGCGGTCGAACCCCCGCCCCCCGTCATGGGTCGGACATCGTTTGTCTGACCGTCTGCGAGACCATCGGACAGCAGATGTCTGACCCTGTGAGACATGGCATGTCTGACCCAGCATGCCAAGCGTGCAGGCTGTGCGGCGTGCATGCATGCAGGCTGTGGCAAGGGTGCAGCAGCAGGATGCGGCGTGCAGGATGGCAAAGGGAGGGTGCGCTTGTGCGTGGATGCAGGTGGAGGCGTGGACGCATCCACAGCCCTATTGCACAGCCCTGCTGCACGCTTGCACCCTTGCACCTGCATTGCGCCATGCATGCCAACAGCAGCCTGAGCAACCGCTTTGCACACTCTGCAAGCCAACAAACAATGCATAAAAATACCCCTCATAAAGTCTTGGCATTGAGACACTTACAAGGCGACTTCGTATAAGCCTCACCAAGGCGTCTGTCTGATTGTCTTAAATAGGATACACCAGAACGTATGCTCAGCCCGTTTAAGGTGCCTTTCTGCTCATTTAAAGGGGGGTAAAAGAATCTGAAAAAAGAGTGAAAAAAAGTATTGCACAGAAAAAGCGCATGCCTTAGCTTCGGAATCGTTAGCGAGCGGTTCGGTTCGCTAACAGGTTCTGAGAGTGTCTCCTCAGCGCACAGGGTGCGACAACCCTGCTGGATGGCAATCCAGCCCTTGGTGAAGGGTTAGAACACCAGCGCAGAGGTGCGCTTAGTTCGCCTCAGGTTTATCGGTTGCCCATAAAACCCTTCGGCGCGAATTGCGAGTCTACGTAAAGCACAGAGGACAGACGCGGCCCGAATACGGGTGCAGGATTGCAACGCTATCAGCCTTTTCTCTTGGGGGTATACCAAGGGAGAGGGCTGCAAGCGGGACAAACACTCGCAACAACAACAAACAATCAAATCGAATGAGCTATCAAATCTATCACGAAACCCTCAGCGAAGCACTCAGAGAGCACATCAGGAACGTGCACTCTCAAATCGGTACCTTTATGGAAGATTTCACAGAGATGTATGCAGGAATCAGCCCTGTGCCTTATGGGCAAACGCTACAAGACCACAGAGAGCTTTCGTTCCTGAAAGCTAAGCGCACGAAAAAATGGGCGCATGCGTCCATCTATCGCATGGACTGTGGACGGTATGAATTGACCTCCTACATTGCCTAATTTCAGCAGAAACCCAACAACAACAACAACAAACAGAAAACCAAAGAAAATGAGCACAACATTCACGCACAACAACGTAACCTATTCACGCACAGAGCCCTTGAAAGGGCTGGATGCACGCACAGCAGGGAGAGCCTTCCTCAAATCCAAAGGGATACCGTCCACGATGGCGGACAGTCTCACGATGCCACAGCTAAACGCCGCATGGCTGGATTTGTCTGATAGGGTTCTGACGAATCTCAAATCCGATTTCCTACCCTCTGAAACCGAAATCTCAGAGGCCAAGACAAAGGAAGCAGCTTTTGACGCGAAAGCAGCAGCAGCAGACAAGGCAAAAGCAGGTTCGGAAATCAGCTTGGACGATGCCAAAACCATCCTTGATATATTCAACAGGGCCAAGGGTGCAGGCAAAGCCGAATTGGATGAAAGCAGGGTGATTGCACTAATCAAGGAACACTCCGTTCCTCAGCCGATTCGGATCGAATACAAGGAACGGCATTCTGGCGAACACAAGCAGGATTTAGCGCACAAGGATTTCGCACGCCTCCTTAAAGCGGTTTCCTCTGGTGAAAACGTCTGGCTTGTTGGCCCTGCTGGTACGGGTAAGACAACAGCAGCAGAGCAGGTTGCCAAGGTGCTAGGGCTGGAATTCCATTTCAACGGTGCGCTGGATTCCGAACACAAGCTGCTTGGTTTCGTGGATGCTCAGGGCCGAATCGTTTCGCGTCCATTTCGCAAAGCGTGGACGGAAGGAGGAGTATACTTGTTTGATGAAGTGGACGCTTCGCTTCCTCAGGCTCTGCTTGCATTCAATGCTGCTCTGGCGAATGGAATCGTGGATTTTCCAGACGGTGCGGTTCGCAAGCACAAGGATTTCGTCTGTATTGCAGGTGCGAACACAATCGGCCAAGGTGCAACCGTTGAATATAATGGGCGGTACAAGCCAGACGCCGCTTTCGTGGATCGCTTCGCGATGTTCAAGTGGGAAGTGGACGAAACCCTTGAACGCACCCTTGCACTAGGCAAGATTGCAGACAAGGAGCTAGGCAACAAGTGGGTGGATTTAGTGCAGAAGGTGCGCCGCAAAATTGCCTCGGAGGGTAGCGTGAAGCATGTGGTTTCTCCACGCGCATCAATCGGAGGCTGTGCGCTGCTGCACGCCGGATTCACTTGGGAGGAGGCAATTGATTCACGCCTTCGCAAAGGGCTGGATGCTGCTGTATGGGCAAGGGTTTCAGCATAAGACAAACAACAAACCTTCAGACAAATCAGATTATGGAAAACTATAAACGCGATGGGTTTCGGTACGTCTGGGATTCACCAGACGCTTTCCTTGAGAGTGTGCTGGCTGTTACGCACAACACTCCGTCTCACTCACCAGAGTGGACGGGAGAAAGCAGGAAGGATATGATGCAGCGCACAAGGGAAGGCAACCTTGCCTTGATTCCTCAGGCTGAGGCGTTGCTGTCTCAGATTGAGGCGGACATTGATGCGGATGGCCCTCTGTGGCAAGGGAGTGTTGCGGGTTCCTTTCCAGACGTTCCTGCTTTCCTGTCTGGCGATCCTGAATGCATGCGCGCAAGGGTTGTGTGCCCAAACGAAAAAGCACCTGTGCGAGTGTTTGTCTGCACAACCTCATCGTGCGGCGTGGAGGCTTCAACGCTCCTCAAACGCGGGATTGCTGCTCTGGCTCTGGTCATGCAGTTGATCAAGCAGGGCCGACCAATTGAGCTGTGGACGTTCACGAAGCTGGATGGCAACCGTGAGCACGAAGGCACAACATGCCTGCTGGTCAGGATGCCGACTGCACCTGTGGATATGGCGCGGATTGCACATTGCCTGAGTGCCTGCTCCTTTGATCGCACGCTTGCAATGGGTTTCGGGTACGCTCGCACAGGGTTCACAGGAGGGTGGGCAAGGCAAAAGGATTCACGCAAGCTGGTGAATGCAGGGCCAAAGGATATCGTGCTGAACGAATCCAAGTATGACGATGAAATCGTCAAGCGTCCACTCGACTGGATCAAGCAGCAGCTTGCGATGCTGTCTGAAGACTAGGATCGATTGTCTGGCAGTCTCCTTCCTCCCAAGCGGAGGGGGGAGCATGCCGAACAAACGGCACAAACAATTCACCAGAAACAAATCCATGTTAGACAAAGCAATCAAACACAAGAAAGAATACAGAAAGCAATTCTACGGCATCCAGCAATGGGATAAGGCTTGCCGTCCAAACGGCAAGTGCAAGCATTGCCAGAACAACAGGCTGCACAAGCACAAGCGCAACATGCTTTCGATTGAGGAGCAGCTTGATCAGCTTGCAGCATAATCCCCCAACAACAAACCCAAACAATAAACCCAAACAATAAACCACAGCACAGCATATGGATAACCTAATCACAATCACCGTTGAATTCACGCCAGCGACCAATTGCAGATGCAGCAGGGTGCGAATCGGATTCAGCCTTGGAAGCAAGGCCAAGTTTATCCCTTACCAATACGAGACAAGGGATTCAGAGGATACCGCAATCAAATTCCTTGCAAGCAAAGGGCTGCACCCTATTGCGAGAACCTGCCTCAGCCCTAAACGAGTTGGCTTGCTGTTCCCCTTCGATTCCTTCACAGCCCTTCAATCCGCTTTGTCTTAACTAAAACACAATCCAGACAGTCAAACCCAATACATAAACATGAAAGCAAAAAAACAAAAGTCCGTTCGCTTCTGCGACTGCCCTGAAGCCCAAGCTGCCTTCCAAGCTGCCTTGGACGAAGTCCACGCAATCCTTAACAAGGAAATGGAAGAAGCCATCAAGCGCGACAAGGCTGAAGGCTACGTTCCACCCAAACGCAACTTCGCTACTGGCTTGATTATCGAACCACCCAAGGGATTGATGTAAGACAAAACCCAGACACACAACCATTTATGAAAGCAACCCAAGAACAATACGACAAAGCCGTTGAGATTTACGAAACAAGCGGACAAGCAGGAGTGCTGCTATTCGCGGCACGCGAAGGCATCACGGCAAAAGCTAATTGCCTTGAATGCGAATCGTTCAACCCAATTTGCGAAGACGACACTTGCCTTGTGTGCGGCTCGCTGATTGCTGAACGGTGCGCGGATACCTGCACTTGCGACTCCGGCAAGCAAGGCACGCGCCAGTATGACGGGCACGGTATTTACCTCTGCACGACCTGCCCCGATTGCGAGGAAGAAAAGCTGTCCCGCTTCCGCCCAGACATCTTTGAGCGGTACGATTGCGACGAGCCTATCGATTGCGACTAGCCAGCTTGTTCCCATACTGCGCCCCTTGCGAGGGGCGTAGCAGGGAGCAATCCCGCTCCGCTTAAAACCAAACAATAAACATGCAAACAGAAACACAAACGCTAACACTAGAAACCATCTGCCAAGACCTCAGCCTCTGGCAGGAGCACATTGAGATTGAAGGGCTGGATACCAAGGAAGCCTTCGAGTCTATGACCTTTGACGAGAGGCTTGACATTGCAGAGACTCTCTACTGGTATGAATGCGAGAACGGATTCGGTAACTTCCAAGACTAAACATTAACCCTAAGACATAATCCTAAGACAATGAAACTGCTCCTAATCTCAGCCCTAGCAATGGGGCTTTACTTGATCGATGCAATGCTGCTTCGATTTGCACGCTTGACCTTTGTTGAATCAATGGTAATAATCTGTTGCGCGATGTGTGCAATGATTGTTTGGGTGACCGCAATGAACGCTTACATCAAGCAAACCGAAAACAAGAACGATAAACACTAAGCCATGAACATCGAACTCAAAGAACCAGAATCCCCCGAAGACGTTATACTGCTTGCCGTACTTGCTAGTGCTCGCGGCAAGTTTGACCTCGGAGACGTTGCCGTCACCAACGGCGTGATGGAAAACTTCAGACAACCCTTTGTCATTCTTTGTCTTACACGGCACCGCCTCGGTGACTGGGGTGCCCTTGACGACGAAGACAAGGAAGCAAACGACAACGCGCTTCACGGCAGGGAGCGACTGCTTTCCGCATACCTCGCGCCGAACGGAGAAAAGCTCTACGTCATCACGGAGTGGGACAGAAAGCTGACCACGGTCTTGATGCCTGACGAATACTAAGGCTCGCCTCGCTGCCAGCCCCTTGTCTTAAAGCAGGGGGCTGCAAGCGGAATGAACCGCAACCAAAACAAAAACGAAGTATGAACAAACCAAACAACAAAACCAAAACCAAGCTCGATCAAATCCTGTCTGAAATCAACAAGGCAACCAACTCGCCAGAGTTTCCTTGGACAACCGCAAACGGAAAGGCTGTACCCAACAAGGGCAACTTCCATTCCGACTACGCCCCAGAGAAAGGCTACTCAGTCTATCGCTTTGGCGAAGCTGTTGGTGACGGGTTCCAGATTTCCGAACCCATCTTCACGGGTCGCGTTCCAATCGGGACTGCGATTGCTGCCGCGCAAGCGTTCCTGAACGGCATCAATTCCGTTTACCCACGCTAACCTCACAGAATCCAGACAACAAAAGACCCACCCTGATTTCTCGGGGTGGGTTTTTTTGTGCCCTGATTTCTCAGCTTAGATACTCGTCGTGAGCGTCGATGATTTCCTGTCTGATATTGTCTGGACACCCCATCAACCTGACTTCCCTCCAGTCTTGGGACGGATGCTTTTCGCCAACGTGACTTGCACCGCATGCCCCCTGACTTTCCCTGTACACAACCACGACTCCGTTTCTGTCAACGTAAGCGATGTACCCGTAGTTTTTCAGTAGTACTTTCATGCTGAAAAATCTTCAAAGTGCTCGTCTGTCTCACTTGTCTTGAGGTTGAAAATGTCCTTCAAGTCTGGATTTTGGTACATGATATGTCTCGCGTAAGGCGCACGCAGACAGTTACTTATCTTGAATTCGTCTATCCGTTCTGTCTCAATGTTTGTCCGCCATCTCAGCACCTCAAAGAGCATGGCAATACTGCATTGCTTTGTCCCATTCTTGCTCGCCTTCCTCGCCATCTCAACCAGCGTTGTGTAAACGTGCGGGTTCTTTTCGTGGAACATGGAAAACCTTTCCATGATCGTCATCTTTTTCTTTGCGTCGAATGCGAATTCAACTTGCGTCATATGTCTATTGTTTTTTGTTGCTGTTCTTCTACCTCTCCCATCGCCTCTAAAAATTGTCTCTGAATGTCTGAGGCATTCAGGTTGATGTTGTTGGTCACCTGTATCTCGGGAACCTTTACGGCATCGAGTTGGTTAAGTGCCTCGATTGTCTTAGACATCGCCAGCGTTGAATCCCTGCCGTTCATCTCTGGGATCAACTCGATCACTCTGTCCGTTGACGCTTCGGCAGCGGTCTGAAGTTTCCTGCGGATGTTGACCTTGAACATTGCGTTCGCGAACTGGGTGTCCGTGTCCAATGCTCGCAACTTCACATCGCCAACCACCGTCTTGCTGAGGTTCAGCTTCTCGGCAATTGTCGTGATCGTGTTGCCAGCACAGTACATGTCGAGAATCTGTCTGCGCTGCTCCTCAGACACGGATGCCCAGTCACCCTTGCCGTTGATTTTTTGGATGTGTCCGCATCCCTCAACGTGATCCTCGATCCGAACTCCTGCCAGTCCGGCAAGCTGTCTGGCTTTTGTCTCAGGAGATTTGTACTGCTTTGGTTTTGCTTTTTTCATTTGCTGCCTTTCGTCTGAAGTATCCTCGACGCTGCCCTTCAAAGGCACAGTCGCTACAGTATTTTTGGATAGCACAGTTCCGATCAAATTCAGAACTGCAAATCACACAAACGCCTCGCGTTGTTTTCCGCGCTTTGATTTGCCGTTCCTTAACAACTTCGGGGAACGTGACGATCCCTTGCAGCAACGCCTTGAGTACCGTCTTGTTTGCTTGGATGTAGAATTCTTCGGTCAGCTTCATGCTAGTCGATGTCTAAAAACGATGCCGTGCGTCCGTTGAATCGAAGGTTTGTCTGAACCCCGCAAGGACCGTTTCTTTGGTAGGGTATCACAAGCGTGCGGTTCTCGGAATTCTCTTTCCCTTCCTCCATGCGGATGGTCACGATTGCCGTTGCATCCTGCTGGATGGCTCGCGACTCACGCGCCTTGCCCTGCTCGTTGAGCTGGGTGATTGAGATCACCAGACAATTAAGCTCCAGCGACAGCAGTCGCAGCGCACGGCTGACCTCGGCAACCTCACGCTCGCGAGTTCCCTCGCGCCCCACATCGCAGCGGATCAGTTGAAGGTAGTCCACAAACAAAAGGTCTAGCCCAACCGAACTCTTTGCCATTGCTCTGGCGGTCGCGCAGATGCTTGCAATGTCATAGAGGTCGTCGCGAATGACCAGCTTGCCGTTGCTGATTTTCGTCATCGCCTTCTTCACGCCTTCGATTTCCGATTGTGTCTTAACACCCTCGCCGAGACTTCTGAGGGCAACCGATCCGATCTTTGCCACAAGCCTGTCCAGAATCTGGGGGGCTGGCATTTCAAGGGAGATTATCAAGATTCCTTTTTCCATTGTTTTTTGTGTATGTTTTACTGTTGTGTGATTTCTGACCTTGCCACTTGGTGATGTACAGTCTCACCTCAATCCCGTCCACGCTTTGATTTTGAGGCAGCAGGGATGCGCTATCAAGCACAGCCCTGCACTCCTCGTCACTTCCAACGTAGAGTACGTCTTGAGTGATTTTTGGACGAGGCAACCTCAGGGATTCGTCGGTCACCTCCGTCCGTCTCAGCACTACTTTCATGCGCCCCTACTCAGTAAGACACGGGTCAGCGGAGGCTCAGGCCAATGCTCGCCCTCGACGCAGTCAAGGTACTGCTCCAATCCTTCGTCGATCCGTGCGTCAGCTTTGTCGATAGCCTCGGAAGACAGCAGCACCCATTGAGCGAAGTGCGGTTCCTCGGTATCTACAACGAGAAACCAGAAATCGCAATCGCGCCCCGTGACTTCCTTGAGTCCGCGCCGATACCACGCAGCTTGAAGATCGTAGTTGAACGCCCAAAACTTTTGATCGAACCGATTGAAATCAGACGTTGTCTTGAGGTCGATGATGCAGGGGAATCCATCCCGTTCTCCGATGATGTCTGGTCGCCCTTTACACAGGACACCGTTCCGCTCCCAGTACATTGAACTCTCGATGTA